TCATAATTTCTGCACCACCAGCAAGCATTACTGATTCGGCAGGAATTTCAAGTAGTTGAAAGATGTCACCATTTGCGCCAGAGTATCCGGCAGTTACCATTGCATCAATATCTAGTATTGCTTCAATAGTACGTACAGAGTTACCAACTACTGTTGGAATAGCAAGAACGTTTGCTCCAACACCAGCGGTATCACTGGAAGTCATGTCATAGGTAGCCATAGTTTATATCTCCCTTAAGCTGCGTTATAACGAGCAGTAACGATAGCTTCAGGCCGAAGTATCTTCCTACCGTAAAGGTGCATACCACGAACAATGTCAGCAAAGCTGTCAGGGTCACGATATGATTCTGTTTTGTTGATTTGCTCCGCAGTAGCTACAGCAGAATCGTGTCCAGCCATAATTACTCCTAGATTAGTCAACTGATTAGCTGTACCTGATGTACCCGGTCCAGTTCCTAGTGCAGGAAGATTGGAAGAAGAATACACACGGAAGCCGTGGAAGTTACTAATGGTTAAACCATTACGTAGTCCACCTGATTCACCGAAGTCTGCGTTCATAAAGCGTGAATCTTCATCAGCTAGGATTTCCATGAATACTGGATCAACTACAAGCCAGCGACCTTGTGAGTCAACTTGCTGTTGGTCAAGCAAACGTTTCATGCGTGAAATAATCATCGCAGGAGAAACGGTAGCAGTTGGGAGTGAAGTAGCACCCGGCATACGAGCAGTCACAGGAATTGAGTGAGTACCAGCAGACGTAGTAGTTATATTCCCAAAGTCACCTTTGTGAAGCTGCATAGATGAAAGCAACTCATTTGACCCTGCAGTAGAAACAGCTTTAGTTCCATTGACAGTAGTATTAAGAGCATCACCTTTGCTATGCAAAGTAGACTGCTTGTAACCTGACATATAAGCAAGAACTTCTTGGTCATGGTTGTCAGCTAAACGATAAGCAGCACGATTGGTTGCAAGATCCATAAAGTTTACATGTGAATGTGCTTCCTCAATATCGTCCATTTTAAAAGCAAAATAATTAGATTTGTCAATCACTAATGTAAAGTCTTCGTCCTGTAAATCTTGAGCTGTGACATTTGCGCCACGACTGTACTCAGAAACAGAAATCTCAGGTTCTTTAATAATACGTACTGTATCACCAGCAGAAGTAATCTCTCCGAAATAGTCAGAGTTTGTAATATCTCCACATATAGTACTCTTGCGGAATGCAAGCTGTACTTTTTTAGAGTAGATTACGGGACTAAAATTACCATTTGGTAAATTGCCGTAACCTGTTGCGGTTGTAAAAGCCATAGTAAATCCTCCTATTGATATTGTTTGGCTTAGTTAAGCTAAACATTTTACTCAAGAGGCTGAATTTTTCTAGGGTGCAATATTAAAAGAGTCGGCCAACTCTAATTTTATCGGGCCTGTACTTTTTCAGGTAGTTCTTATTAGTTTGTTTAGACTTCGTTGGAAAAGAGATAGTAGTAGAGGTAGTCTTATAAAGAGGCTCTTAATACTATCCCTTAGTTATATATACTATTAACTCTTTGTCAATAGCTATTATCGAGCTTTACCCGATATATCGTAAATAAATTTCCCAGAACGCATTGCCTGAGTAATTTCTTCTTGATTCTTTTCAAAAGCTTTGTCTGACATCTTAGCTACATCAGATTCTTTTATAGTACCTTCTGACTCACTAGCATCAATTGAAGTCTTGCTTCTTTTGTTTACAACACTTGCTGCTTCTTTTGATTTAATTTTCTTAGCTGATTTAGTCATACCCTTATCGGATTTGTATAAATCAATAACACGTACTACTGAAGCTGGATCATCAGAGTTTTCATACAGTGCATCTTGAACCCACTTAGGTTGCTCATCTGCCCAATCATGGAATGCATCAGAGTTTTTTAACTCATCAAAATCAGAATGACTTTCTTTAATTGCTGCTTCTGACTCAAGCCTTTTAGTTTCATAATGTACTTCATCCATTTTTTTAAGACGTACATCAGCTTTACTAAACATCTCTTCTGCTTTTTTACTAGCAATAGTTTCTACTATGCCAGCAACATCAGGGTATTTAGAAGCCCATGCTGCAATATCTTCATCAGACTTAGGTAAACTAATTGAAGAGTCTTTCATTCGATTCTCTAATAGATCAAACTTATCTTTCCATTCAGTTTCTTTTTCACTCATGTGTCTACGAAGATCACCATATCGTTTTTTAAAAGATTTTTCTTCTCTTGATAACGTCTTTTCTTCATCTTCTGTATTGGGCGTTTCTTCTTCGGTAACTTCTTCACCACCTTGTAGTTCTTCAAGTTCTTTTTCATCCTCTTCAATACGTTTACGATTACGATTGTTATGATTAGAGTTTACAAACCCTGCAGTTTTTGGTGTCTCCACCTCTTGTAGTTCAGGCATATCCATCTCCTTTATGTTGGGGTCAGCCGTAGCTGAGTAGCCTTATAGTTATTGTCGGATAGATTATGTTTAATCTATTTATTCTTCTTCTTCATTAAACCACCTTTGTTCATAGGGCCAGAATAATCTGAACCATCTTTGTTACTCCCTACTCCACTGCCAGCCTTTACAGTAGAACCTGAAAGACTATCTTTTACTTCTTCACTAGTGCTTGACTTAACTTTGCTTTTAGCAGCAGCTTTAGATGCATCAGTACCTACAGTAACTTTATTAGATGCAGCAGCAGCTGCTGCTCTTCTTGCTCTTTTATCTGCTCCTGATTCATTATCTCTAGCTATATTTGCTTTTTGAAGATTTGTAGCTATAGTTTCTTTTTGTATTACATCACTAGTTTTAGTAGTTTCTACTTTAGTAGGTTCAATTACGCCACCAGTTTCAGTTACAAATTTATTCCATTCATCTTGATCAAACTCGCCATCTTCTCCTGCAAATAAACTAGTAGCATTTCTAGCCATACCACTACCTGTAAATAATGATTCAGTCCAAAAACTACTAAGATCATTTTTTTCTATATAACTATCTACTTTTCCAGTTAATACATCTGCTTCTTCTGGAGTAATTTGATTTGCAGCAAGTGCAAGACTTATTCCAGCCCTTGTTTCTGCAACATTATTATATTTATCAAGTCTACTAAATGCTTTTACTATTGGTATGTTTTGTACTATACCACCTAATCCTGTGGCAGGTGCTTTTTCTGAAAGTTTACCTGTTACAAAAGCATCCATATCACTTAGGTCTTCACCTTCATACCAAGGTTTAGGTGGATTTTTATTAAAGTTATTATCATCATCATTATTATTAGTTTGTGTTACTATTTCTTGTGGTATACAAGCTACACCATTCCAAATAAATCCTTCGGCACAACCGCCTACTGGTTCTTGTGGTCCTTGTTGTGTTGGATTAAAATTAGTACTAGTATTACTTACAGCCATAGAACCCGGAGTTAAATATGAAGTGGGTAAAGAAGGTTCAGATAATACATCTGCTATACTATAACCCATGTCTATACCGTTAGCAGCTTTTACAGGTGCTGGTAAACTTTTATTAGCTTTATTAGCAATCATATCTTGTACTTCAGTATAATTTTCTATTGGAATAAAACCACCTTTGTCAACTTTCATAATTGGCTCAGTAGTTTGCGAAGGAGAATTATTTTGTTGTATCTCTTGTGGATTTTGAGTTGCAAGATTAGAAGGGATATTTATTCCACGTTCACTAAGCATCTGCATTAACTGAGGATTTTTTTGTGCAGCACTAGATATCTTTGATATAATTGAATCTATTTTATTAGGGTCACTATACATATTATTGTTAGGAGATTGTTGACCAACAGGGCCACCCATAGCCATTTCTAATGGCATACCAAATGCTCTCATACGTTCATTAACAAGACGATTTGTTTTAGCAGCATTAACAAGTTTATCCATCATACCACCTTGGGCTAACCCACCAGCAGCCATGCCTTGATCAGAAAGCATTTGTTCTATTTGTGCAATATCTGCATCACTAACTTGTTCAGTATCAGGATCTGGTGTTGGTGCTTGACTACCACCAATACGACCATTAGATTCCATTTCAGCTAAACCTGCTTTAGCATCTTTACGTAGATCTTCAAAGAACTTTACCCCATAAAATCTAGTTACATCGGCAGGAACTACATACTCACCACCAGATAACTGAGCAGGAATATCATCTCGTACTTCACTTGCAAGTGAACCTGAAGGTATTTCATTACCTGATACGGGATCACGATTCATACCGTCATCAGCTATACCACCCTCTTGAAGTATCTTTTGCATTTGTTCTTCCATTACTACGCCCCCTTCGGCTAATCTTAACTGTGAATTATCTGGTATTTCAAAATCTTTAAAATCAATTATTGTGTAATTATCTTTACTTTCAAATTCTAAATTATCTATTTTACCTATTTTAAAATTAATTTTACCTTTAGTTTCTGATTGTAAATCTTTTAAAACTTTTGTTACTGCACCTACATATGTAGCTTCTGCAGGTTTTTGTCTAAGACTGTGAGCTTTCATAATATCTTTTAATGGTGGTATAATTATAGTATTATTTTTTACTAATAAAGAATTTTTTATTGTAGCTAATATACTAAGCCTTACTGTCTCACTAAGTTTTACTGGTGAAAGATTTAACTCAGGTGCTTCTGGACCTTCATTTAAAATTATTCTTTTTATACCTTTATAAAGATCTTGTTTTTTTGCAATACTTTTAGTATAAATTAAATCCCCTACAAAATTACTTAGTACTGTATTTAGATATCCAACTTCATCTGTAGTAAATGTATCTGTCCCTCTTTCTAAAGAATTTAATGTTATACCATATCTTTCATATTTATTACTTAAATATTGTATTGCTTTATTTCTAGCATCTACCAAACGTCCAGTTTGACTATAGCTTTCATCTAAAATTCTTTTAGCTTCATTTACATCAAAAGATATTTTGTCTAATGCTTCTTCTTGTTTAGCTAAAGCAAAAGGATCTGCTTCACCTTCAATATCAGCAAACCTGTTAAATCTATCGCTTGGAATTACTGTTAAAGCTCCACCCTCTTCAAAATTTTTCTGTAATAAATCAGATAATTTCCTAGCAAATATTTCTTCATTTTCTACTGAACCAAGTCCCGGTCCCTCAATACTGTCAAATAATTCTTTTTCTTTTAAATAATCTTTTGTTTGTTGAGTTGTTTTTTCTGAGGCAACAGTAGATGGATTATTTTTACCTGATTGTACTGCATCAGTTTGTAACTCTTCCAGTACAAATATACTTCTACTAGGATATGAGCCATCTTCATCAGGTACATCCCCATCTAAAAAATAATAACCTCCCCTAGAGTGAGCTATTATATTTTCAGAATTTTTTATTTTAGGATAATGCGCCCTTGATTTACGGTATGCATTACCCATAGTATTATTATTTCTTAAAATTGTTTCTTCATAATTACCGTCTGATGCAATTTGCTTAGTTTCTTTATTTCCTTTGTCTCCAGCAAAACGTAAAATTACAAGTTGTCTTCTTGTTGCCCTAGGAATTTCAGCAGGTAAATCTTGAATCCCTGCTTCTATCATATCTTCATATAATCCTAATGAAGCTAAATACTCTGGATCATTATTTCGCTCCTCCCTAGCAGCAACTCTACTTAGTGCAATATTTCTTCTTTGTTCCATAGGAAGATTTCGATTAGTAGGATCACCCTCTAATACATCAGGTAGGGTAGTTGGATCATATTTACTTTTTTCTACTATAAGTATTGGAATCCTTTGAGTGTTTTGATACGGTGCTAAGTCATCATCAACTTCACTAAGAGTTGACCGTGTCGCAAGATTTTGTATTGTAATTTGAGGT